GTGCCTGAAATTGATGAGGCATAAGTGTAGGCAGCCGTAGTAAAACCGGTCTGATTCAGACAGTAAGGATATAGTATGGGAGTAAGGGATGAGGTAGGCCAACTAGTACCATAAACATGTTCATTTGCATCAACAGGAAAGGAAGTTAACTCACAGGATTCACGAGTAACAGAGCAAACCTCGCAGTCGGGTAAAACACCCAAAGCTGCGGCGTTTGATCCTACTATAGTAAAGTTCTGGTGTAAAGGGTCCGAATAAACGTAGAAAGTACCTGATTCGTTCATCGTAGTTCCTGTATATGTGATACGTACACCACAAGAAACAATTCTACCGCTAACGGTAGAACTTTCAAGGGACGCACCACCTGTAAGGAGAGACGAAGAGTAAGGTAAATTAGACATTGTAGCGGTTGAAATCCCAGTAGCCAGAGTATTTGTAGCAGATAAACATGAGGTTGTTGTACCCGAGAAAGTACTCGTGGTATAAAAGGCCACAGGTTCATTGTTAGCAAGTGTGGGAGTTAATGCAACAAAACCAATACCAGAAGAACCAGTTGCAACCGAAAACCGGGTGTAGCCAGTAACTTTCTGAGAGTTGGGAGAGGGAAATACAGGTAAACATGCATTTCGGGCCTGAGGATGGAATGGATCAGCTATAGCAAGAGCATACTTCAAAGCACATTTGGATAGTTGTCCAGATTGTTTGGTTTGAGGACGCTTTGGTATAGATGGAGCGAATCGGAGAGGTACGCCATATAAGTTATTAGATAAGGCTTGTGCCTTCATCTGAGCTTGTTTTTGGCGGTTCATCTCGACGATTTGTGGATTGGTCTTCTTGTTCTGCTTGGAGGTCGAATTGGGATTCGGACGGGGATTCTTGGTTCTGGCCATATTGTAGCTCATGGCTCTCTTGCAAAAGAGGGCCATTGGGATTAATAGGTGCACAGATACCAGAACTAAAGTACGAGTTAATTCGATTTCTTTCCAGATCAACAGGACAAGGTTCAAGTTGGTATATAAGTTTGAGGATATAGCCATGTTTAGCAAAATCATTACATCTATTTACGGTCATTTCATGACGATAAGTTTTCTTAAAACGTCTGAAACGTCGTAAAATTTGAGGTGAGAATGTTGTAAAAACAAGGTCTTTATCAGCATCAGGGGTATATGCAGACATAAGTGGAACAGAGGGGAGGATAACATCACCAAAATTCTTAGGGTTAGGCATTGTAACAGGTACAGACATTATGACAGATTCTCCAGAATAAGGGTAATAATACTTAGTTCGATCAACATCAGGTTCGGAAGATACACTTTCATTATCAGATCCAGTATCAATTAAATTATCATTTAAAGGAGAAATAGATTCGACTTCATCAGATTCCAAATTTTGGAAAAGGTTAGGGTCAAAATCTTTATTATCTTTAGATAGATTATTAGTATCTGGTTTCATAGTAAGAAAGTTTAATTTTGGATCAGTTGATTTAAGTTTATACGGATTATTAAGGAGTACTCTCCAGGTTCTGTGCATAAAGTAGGCTAATTGGCGTTGAAAATGAGTAAACTTGTTAGAAACATTAGAGGGGAGGATAAAACCTGCCCCACCCAATAATCGTGGTAAAAACAAATTAAGGTCACCTTTACGGGTTAATCTTGCAATCGAACAACGATGATAATGAAGGAAGAGTTTATGTACCCATAAGGGATCATTACAACCTTCTTCTTGATCTGTTATTTTATTGTAGATATCCCATAAAGGCATAGTTTCTTTAAAGGTGTTAACCTTAGATTGTCCGATCAAAAGTCCGACATTAAGGTATCCTAAACAAGAAATTTTTCCTTCTTTGTAAATATAGCAACGACTATTAATAGTAAAAACACTCGGA